CTCATCAAAGTGGCCCCATTTCCGAAGTGGTCGTCTGGGCCGCCGATCTTGCTGCCAATCGGGCTGCTGCACGAGGAAATGTTCAGACCTACTGGCAAGCGGGTCCGCTCCTCCTCGATGGATTTGGGATGGCGGCGACGAAGGCTTACTCCCTTCGTAAGTTGAATTCCGCTTATGCTGGAAGCGCGATCAGGATACGTCGGTCAAGTGACAACACCGAGCAGGATATTGGGTTTGTTGGGGTAGATTTAGATACGGCTGCGATTAGTACGTTTGTTGGGGCGAATAGCGCGTTTGTCGTCACGTGGTACGACCAGAGTGGATCTGGCGATAATGCTACGCAAGCCACGGTCGCGACCCAAGCGCGGATTATGAATGCTGGGGTGCTGGACACAAGAAACGGTAAACCGTCAGTACAGTTTATTGGCACTAATAAGTACGCGGGTACTGCTGCGACTACCATCAAGGCTATGGGTGCGGTAGTTGCCATAAACCTACCGGGGCCAAACTTCCCGGGGTATAACTGTATCGCTTCGGTAGCGACTACAGGGGCGTTCATTCAGGGGAATAGTGGAACGCCAGCCTACTTAACTACGACGATGGGTTTTCCAATCGTAAATGGTAGCGGCTCCAATGGTGTATTCGGAGGAACACTGCAACAACTAGATGGGAACGGAGCGGGGTACTCAGGGGCAGAGGTGACACTGATTGGCGATGACCGAAATCTTAACCGCAACTGGGTTGGATGGATTTCGGAGGTGGTTGCCTTCAGCATTAGTTTGGGTAGTGGCTCTAGAGCTACCTTGCGAGCTGATCAAAAGGCGTATTGGGGAACACCGCCATATCCGTTGCTACTTGATCACCTCGGAGTGAGCGCAACGCGGGCGTACTCGACGCGCAAGCTGAGAAGCGCCTACGCGGGCAGCGCGATCAGGATCAGGAGGAGTTCGGATAACGCCGAGCAGGATATTGGCTTCGTTGGAGAGAACCTCGATACGGCGGCGATCAGCACGTTCGTGGGTGCAAACAGCGCATTCGTTGTGAAGTGGTACGATCAAAGCGGCAGCGCCTTAGATGCTACTCAGCCAACCGTTGTTAATCAGCCACGTATCGTGAATGCTGGCACGCTTGATGTAAGAAATACCAAGGCATCGGTATATTATGATGGTGCTAATCACTGGCTTCGGACAGTGACAACTAACCCATGGACGGCGCAAACAATTGGGGCGATAGCAGCTATTGATAGTCCTTCACCTTTTCCTCACGGCGTCGGATTGGTTACAGGGAATGGCTCGTTCCCGATCATGGGACAAGCCGCAGCAACTAACTATTATAATGCCGGACAGCTCGGTCCTATTAACATAGATAACGTTGCCACAGCAGTGCCACCATGGAGTGGCGTGTTGCATAATGTACGGGTGAGCAGTGCCACTGGGTTCTCGACGACAGAATACACGTATATTGGAGCGGATAGATCACCAAGCAGCCTTTGGGTTGGTTGGATAGGAGAAGTCGTTTCGTTCCCCGTGCAGCTCTCCACCCCCAACTACGCCACCCTCTACGACAACCAGAAAACCTATTGGGGAACACCATGACGAGCTATCTGATCTTTCCGACTGAACAGGAAGCCCTCGACCGCTCGCACGAAGCCTACGTCACCGACACCCAGAACAAGCTCGCGGCGCTTGGCGCCTCGCAGCGCAGTGCCCGCAACGCCATGGAAGGCTCGGTCACCCAGTATCGCTGGGCGATCGACGTCGGCCTCGACGGGCAGGCGGCTCTGGTCATCGACGGCGACGAGCAGCTCCTCACGCCCGAGGAGACCGCGGCGTCGGTGCCCGACCTGCCCGACGGCGAGGGCGAAAACTGGTACAAGCCGCCGCCCGAGATGCCCAGTGCCGCGCCGACCGAGCCACCGATCAACGAGGACGTTCCGCACGCCTACCAGGAGGGCGGGCTTCTCCTTTGCACGATGGGCAACTGGGTCGACCCACCACCCGACAGCTACGAGTTCCAGTGGCAAGTCGACGGCCTTGAGCTTGACGGGGCCACCGCCGACGAGCTGCCGGTGACGCTCGACGACGAGGGCAAGACGTTCGCCTGCGTCGTCACCGCCACCAACGCCATCGGCTCCACCTGGATCGCCTCCAACGACGTGATGGTCGATGCCGCAGCTCTCCCCTGAGGAAATCCGCTACTTCCAGGCCCTGAAACGGCGGAAAGCGAGCCTCACGGCGAAGAACTCGCTGCTCGGCTTCGCCAAAGCTATGCACCCGGACCCCGAGCACCCCGACGACGCCGATTTTTCCCTCTACAAGCCGGCCATCCATCACGAAGTGATCGCCGCGGCCCTCGAAGAAGTCGAAGCCGGCCGGCTCCGGCGCTTGATCATCAACTGCCCGCCGCGTCACGGGAAGTCGGAACTGGCTTCGCGCCTCTTCCCACCCTGGTTTCTCGGCAAACACCCCCGCGACAGCATCATTTCAGCCTCTTACAACGAGAAATTCTCATGGGATTTCGGCCGTGAAGTCAAAAACACCATCGAAGACCCGGTTTTCCGTCAGATTTTCCCCGAAATCGTCATCGCCACTGCCTCGGTCGACCGCATCGAGGTCGAAACCGGCGGGAAAGTCTTTTTTACAGGCCGAGGTGGCTCGATTACTGGCCGAGGGGCGATCGGGCTCATACTGGATGACCCGATTAAGGACCGAACTGAAGCTGATAGCCCGACTGTCCGCGAAAAAGTCTGGAAGTGGTATACGCAAGTCATGAGGTCACGCTTGGTGACCTCGAAAGGCTGGATCATCATCATCCAGACCCGCTGGCACGAGGACGACCTCGTCGGCAGGCTCACCGACAAGACAAATCCGTCCTACGTCCTCACCGAAGCCAAGAAATGGTCGATAATCGATCTGCCGGCCATTGCCCGCGATAACGACCCCATCGGTCGTAAGCTGGGCGAAGCGCTTTGGCCGGAGCGCTTTCCGATTGACCATCTCGAAGACCTCCGTGAGGGCGATCCACGCGGCTTTCAGGCCCTCTACCAGGGTTCGCCGACCCCCGATGCCGGGAATTTCTTTCCCGGCGACTGCGTCATGACCTATACCAAGACCGAGATGCCGGCGCGCGAGGATCTCCGCTTCTACGCCGCTTCCGACCACGCCGTTTCACTCGCCCAGGACCGCGACAAGACCTGCGCTGGTGTCGTTGGCGTCGACAAGGACCAGAACCTGTGGGTGATGCCAAAATTGGTCTGGGGAAGGTACTCCACCGACCAGGTGGTCGAGCGCATGATCGACCTGATGGCCGACTACAAGCCCCTCTACTGGTGGGCAGAAAAGGGTCATATTTCCAAATCAATTGGCCCCTTTTTGCGGAAGCGGATGCTCGAACGCTCTACCTTCTGTTCGGTCGTCGAAGTTACTCCCACCCACGACAAAAAGACCCGGGCACAGGCGATTAACGGTCGCATGGCCATGCGCATGGTCTACTTTCCTTCTTTCGCGCCGTGGTGGGCCGAAGCTCGCGACGAGCTGCTCAAGTTCCCCTACGGCACTCACGACGATTTTGTCGACTTCATCGCCTGGATCGGGCTTGGTCTCGGGATGTTCGTGCCCAACCGGAAACCCAAGCCCCAGGACACGGGCCCGAAGCCGGGCACGCTCGGTTGGGTCAAGAAGGAAGCTGCTCGTGCCCGCCGGGCACCGGGCATTCCAGGAGGCTGGTAGATGTCGATCGGCGGACCTGTTCCTCCCGGCCCGTTCGGCGCACCGACGCCGCCTCTTGGCCTGCCGGCGGAAGATCCCTTCGGTCTTCCGCCGGGGGCGCCGCCAGCTCCCAAAGGGAAGATCGTCGACCGCACACCGCCCGAGATCGACGAGAAGCGGAAAGCCCTCGTCACCAAATGGGTCGACGACATCAAGTCTGCTCGCAAGCACTGGGAACCCCGGTTCCGGCAGATGATCCGCGACCAGAAATTCTGCGCCGGGCACCAGTGGGACGAGGAGACCAAGTCGGCGGCGTTCAACGATCAGTTCGACGATCGCTACGTCGCCAACGTCACTCTCCGTCACGTCAAACAGCGGGTCGCGGCGCTCTACGCCAAGAACCCGACGGCGATCGCCAAACCACGCCCGAAGCTCTACGCCACCGTCTGGGATGGCACCGCGCAGAGCTTCAAGGAAGCCCAGAACGTCCTTGCCCAGGCGCAGGCGGCGCAGCAGCAGATGCAGAAGCTGGTGCTCGGCGCCGGGCTCGGCATCGCGGCTTCGCAGCTAGGTCTCACCGGCGGTAACGCCGGCGTGTCGCCGCTGGCGACCCTCACTGGCCAGCCGGAATACTCCTGGCAGGTTCCGCCAGCGGGCCTGCCCCCGAATGCACCCGGCTTGAATGGCGGCGGCGGACCACCCAGCCCTCCGCCGTCCGGCGGTCCTGGTTTGCCTTCCCCAGATGGATCAGGGCCGCCCCCTCCTTCGTCCAACGGCGCAGGCCCCCCGGTCGGAGGAGGCCCTTCCGGACCGGGTGGGCCGGGAGGAGCTCCCGGCGGCCTGATGGGCATGTTGCAAAGCGCCGCCGGGCAGGCGGGCATCGGCATCCCGCAAGGCCCGTCGCCCGACGAGGTCACTCAGGCCCAGGCCATCATCGCCGACGCGCAGAACGTCAAGCTGCAAGTCGATCAGTCCAACAAGATCGCCCGCACTCTCGAGATCCTCTACCAGTATGAGGTCTCTCAGCAGCAGCAGTCGTTCAAGTCGCGCATGAAGATGACCGTGCGCCGCGCCACTACCTCCGGCGTCGGCTGGGTCAGGGTCGGCTTCCAGCGTGTCATGGGCCGGTCGCCTGACCTCGACACGCAGCTCGCCGACGCCGAGCGCCAGCTCGCCGTGATCGAGCGCGTCTCCGCCGACATCGCCGACAACGAGACCCAGCCCGACGCGCCCGAGGCCGAGCAGCTTCGCCTGCTCATCGCCGAGCTTTCCGGCAAGACCGACATCGTGGTGCGCGAGGGCCTGCAATTCTCGTGGCCGAAATCGACGGCGATCATTCCCGACAAAAATTGTACGGCGCTCAGAAACTTCCTCGGCTGCAACTGGGCCGCCGAGGAGTATTGCCTGACCGCCGACGAGATCCAGGAGACCTACGGCGTCGACGTCGGCACCGCGGCCACAGCCTACCGCACGATCGACGGCGCCACCGATTTCGGCCAGGTCGAGGAGCTCACCGGGAACCCGTTCTCCGACAAGGACAACCCGGCCAAGATGCTGGTCTGGGAAGCCTTCAACAAGCAGGACGGCCTGGTTTACATTGTCTGTGACGGCTATCCCGACTTCCTGCGCGAGCCGGCCGCCCCCGAGTATTACACCGACGCCTTCTGGCCGTGGTTCCTGGTTGCTTTCAACGAAACCGAAGGAAAAGTCTTTCCCCCGTCCGACGTCACGCTGATCCGCTCGATGCAGCTCGAGCTCAATCGTTCCCGCCAGGGCCTGCGCGAGCACCGTTTCGCCAACCGCCCGAAGACGGCTTACTCCGAGGGCACGCTCTCTGCGGAAGACCTCGACGTCCTGCGCACCTTGCCCGTCAACGCCTTGGTCGCGATATCCGGGCTTCAGCCCGGGCAGGACATCAATCAAGTTCTCCAGGGCATCAAGGGAGTGCCGGTTGATCCCAACATCTACGCCACCCAGGAAGTCTTCCAGGACTTCCTCCGCGTGGTCGGCGATCAGTCGGCGGATCTTGGACCTACTGCTGGGGCCACCGCCACCGAAAGCAATATCGCCGCTCAAGCCAAGGCCACCGCGACGGGCTCTGAAGTCGATGATATCGACGACACCCTATCCGCGATGGCCCAAGCCGCCGGACAAATCCTTCTTTTGAACGTCTCCCAGGAGACCGTGATGGAGATCGTCGGGCCCGGCGCGATCTGGCCATCCCTCACCAAAGGCGACGTCGCCCGCAATCTCGTTCTCGACATCGAGGCCGGCTCCTCTGGCCGGCCGGATCAAGCCCGCGAGCTTCAGAACTTCGAGCGGCTCGCCCCGATCCTCATGCAGATCCCGGGCATCACGCCGATCTTCATGGCCAAGCAAGCCATTTCCCGGATGGACGACAGCATCAGCATCGAGGACGCGGTTACCTCGGGCATGCCGTCGATCCTCGCCCAGAACGGCATGCAGCCGGGCGCGTCTTCCGCCCCCGGCGCTCCCGATCCCAACGCGCAGGGGCCGCAAGGCGCGTCGAACAGCCCGGCCCCGCCGAGCCCACAATCTTCGGCGCCGACGCCGATGAATGCGGCTCCCCCTGGTCCGCCGCCTTCACAACTCAACTGATCGAGCGTAAGAGTTCAAACCGTGGCCGAAGATACCCCCTCGATCGCTACCACCCCATCGACGGCCACAACGGCGTCTGCGCCGCCCCCCGCCGCAGACGCCGGGTCTTCTGGCGAGACCACGCCATCGCCGGCGCAGTCAGGGGAAACCGGGAAAAAGCCGACACTACTCGACGCCGTCCTCAAGGTAGTCCCTGCCGACACCGAGGGTGACGTTCTTGCGGATAAGGCTACCGACGCTCCCGCGTCACCCGCCATCGTTAGCGGAGAGCAAGCAAGCCAAGGGACAGAAGGCGAAGACGACAATCCGACCGAGGCCGACACCGCGGACATGAAGCCGCGGATGGCGAAGAAGTTCAGAACCCTCCTTAACCAGAGGAGTGAGCTCCAGCGCCAGGTCGCCGATCTGCAACAGTTGCAGCCGGTAGCCGAGATCGGGGGTCAACTCGCAAACTTCGCACAGGAGAACGACCTCTCCTCGGACGACGTCGTCCGAGCGGTCTCTCTTGCGGCGGCCGTCAGGCGCGGCGACTGGCAGGGTTTTTACCAGCAGGTAGGACCCTTCGTCAGACGAGCGCAGGAGTATCTGGGATTAGTCCTCCCGGATGATCTCGGGCAGCGTGTCCAGCAAGGCCACATGACCGAGGCGGCGGCACGCGAGTTTGCCCGAACACGGTTCGACGCGGCGCGGGCGGAAGCTATCGCCGGTCAACGCGAGACCGAGGTTCAGTCGTCACGGGTCCAGCACGTCCAAGCCGATGTGCAACGGGCCGTCACCAGCTTCGAGACCCAACTGGCTTCACGCGATCCCGACTACCGGGCAAAAGCCGACGCCATCCGGCGGACCACTCAGGCGATCCTGCATGAACGCGGCGGGCGGATCAGTACGGTGAAAGAGGCCCTGGACATCGTCCAGGAAGCTCACGCCGAAGTGACCGCACAGTACCGGCGCCTCTTGCCGCCACCTCGCCCGACCAATCCGTTGCCGAATGGCAATTCGCAGCAACCATCGGCGCGTGCGGCCCCGAAGACCCTCATGGAAGCAGCCCTGCAAGGCTTGGAAAATTCGAGGCGTGAGCGCGCCTGATCCAAGGCGCAAACCCCATGGCTTTCACAGCCGGAGAAATCACCAATATCGCTAACGCCGCCCTCGATTTTTACTTCTCGAAAGGCGACGTGTTCCGTCAGACCCTTCAGAAGCGCCCACTCTGGGACGCTTTGACCCGCAAAAAGAAGTCCTACCCCG